CCTCACCGTTCAGGGCGCGGAAGTGCTGCCCTACAGCGTCAATGCCGTGCTCCACCTCAACACCGTCGGCCCCGAGGCCGAGCCGATCCGCGCCGCCGCCGAGGCCCGCGGGCTCGCCCTGGTCAGCCAGCGCCGCCGCTTGGGGCAGGAGATCAACCGTTCCGCCCTGGACGCCGCCCTGCACATCGAGGGCGTCAAGCGCGTCGAGCTGCCCGGCTGGGTCGACGTGGTCGCCACTGAAACCCAGGCGCCGTACTGCACCGGCTTCACCGTCACGGTGGCGGAGGCCTGATGGCGAGCGTCAGCCTGCTACCGCCCAACGCCAGCGAGCTGGAGCGCCTCGCTGCCGAGGCCCTCGCGCAGATCGAGCGCGTCCCGGTACCGCTGCGCCAGCTCTGGAACCCGGACACCTGCCCGGTGGAGCTGCTGCCGTACCTCGCCTGGGCGTTCTCCGTCGATCGCTGGTCCAGCGCCTGGCCCGAGCGCGCCAAGCGCGCCGCCATTAAGGCCGCATACTTCATCCACGCCCACAAAGGCACCATCGGCGCGCTGCGCCGGGTGGTCGAGCCGCTGGGCTACCTGATCGAAGTGCGCGAGTGGTGGGAGGAGCAGCCGCTCGGCACGGCCGGCACCTTCCGCCTGCTGGTCGGCGTGCTGGATACCGGCATCACCGAAGAGATGTACCAAGAACTGACCTGGCTGATTGACGACGCCAAGCCCGTCAGCCGCCACCTGGTGGGCCTGGCTATCGGCCTGGACGTCACCGGCACTGCCCACATCGGCGCCGCGCTCACCACTGGCGACGAACTCACCGTCTACCCACCCGCATCGCGTGACATCGAGGTCGGCGGCACGCTGGCCTGGGGCGCGCGCGAACACGTCATCGACACCATGGACATCCGCTGATATGGCAGACCAGAACTCGCAATACATGGCCATGCTCACCGCTGTCGGCGAGGCCAAGCTGGCCAACGCCACCGCCCTGGGCGTCAACCTGAACATCACCCAGCTCGGCGTCGGCGATGCCAACGGCGCCGAACCGATGCCGAGCCGCACCCAGACAGAGCTGATCAACGAGCGCCGCCGCGCACCGCTCAACCAGCTCAGCATCGACCCGAACAACAGCGCGATCATCATCGCCGAGCAGGTCATCCCCGAGGACATTGGCGGCTGGTGGATCCGCGAGATCGGTTTATATGACGAAGCGGGCGATCTGGTTGCCGTGGCCAACTGCCCGCCGACCTATAAGCCCGAACTCGCCCAGGGCAGCGGCCGCACCCAGGTGGTGCGCCTCAACATACTGGTTAGCAGCACCCAGAACATTCAGCTGAAGATCGACCCGAGCGTGGTACTGGCGACGCGGGCCTATGCGGACGGGCTGACGGTGCGCGCCAGCCAGCCCGAAGCGGAAGCAGGCGAGGAAAACAGCAAGATCATGACGCCCCTGCGCGTGTTCCAGGCCCTGCGCTCTGCCGCTGCCAAGGCCACCGAGCTGATGCTCGGCGTGCTACGGGTGGGCACCCAGGCCGAGGTGAATGCCGGCACGCTGGATGACGTGGCGGTGACGCCGAAGAAGTTGCGTTTTGGGTTTGCCGCGAGCTTTGCGCTTAACGGCTATATCGCGTTCCCGACTTGGCTCGGAGCTTGGATTGTTCAGTGGGGAAGCGGTGCATCTAACGCCGCTACGGTTGGCAGCGAGGCGGCTTTCACTTTTACGCTGCAGTTCCCTACGGCAGTCTATGGGTGCGTCCCTTATTACTACATTGCGACGGCCTGGCCTGGTGGAGGTGTCGCCTATGCCAACGTGGCAGAGCTGAGCGTCAATGGTGGCAAGATGATCAACGGCGTAGCGCAGCTGCGAACTTACTCCTACCTGGCATGGGGCAAATAACATGGCTGAGCGTAAATACAGCAAGACAACTGGTAATACCTATCTGCCAGGTATCCATGCCTCTATGCCGCCTGATGCCATACCTATATCCGAGGAGCGTTATCAGTCGGTAATTGCAAATCCCTCCCCGGGGAAAGTCCGCAGCCACGACGCCGAAGGCCTGCCGATCCTTATCGATCCGCCGCCCTACGTACCAACAGCCGACGAACTCTGCCAGCACATCGACACCGCCGCCGACGCCGCCCGCCGCGCCGTCGCCGGCGACCCACTGCGCGCAGTGGAGTACGACCGTGCCCGCATCGAGGCCGAGGCCTTCGCCGCCTCCAGCTACCAGGGCGACGTGCCGCCTATGGTCGCCGCCTGGGCCATCAACGGCCGCACGCCCCAGCAGGCGGCAGACAGCATCCTCGCCGAGGCCGCCCAGTACACGGCTGCTTTGGTGCAGCTACGCGAACTGCGCTTGGGTGCGAAGGAGAAAATCCGAGCGTTCATGAAAACGGCAGACTTGGAGCAAGCAAGACGAGTCGTAGATGCATCCATCATGGCTATTGAGAACGCCGTTCGAGACGTAGGGAACAACGCGAGTGAGGGCCAGCCAAGGGAAGAAATGGTATAAATGCCGCTTTTTTGGGGGCTGTTATGGAGAAGATCAAGGGTTTAGACGGTATACGAGCGATCGCCGTCATCTTGGTCATCATCAGCCATTTGGGCTTCTATCCGAAGCTCACCGAACTCGGATTATGGACGCCGTCACTTCTGCCCGTGTTTTCCGGCCTAGCAGGCGTCCATATTTTCTTCGTGTTGTCGGGATTTCTCATCACGCATTTGCTAGTCACTGAACACGCAAATAAAGGCCGCGTTTCGCTTAGAGATTTCTACATTCGGCGGGCTCTCCGCATCCTGCCACTCTATTTGTTAGTGGTCACCCTAGTTGGCATCATGGAGTTGGCCGGTGAGGCGGGGACCCGGCCGGTTTCCTTCCTGTACGCGTATACCTTCACATTCAACATGATGCCCAAAGAGCACTACTCGGCGATATTGGGTCACACATGGTCCCTTGCGGTGGAGGAGCATTTCTATCTGGTTTGGCCACTGCTTTTCTCTCTGTTCTTTCTTCGGCGGAAGGCTCTGCTTTTCGTCGTATGCAGTGCGGTAGTTGCGGTATCGATCTGGCTGCAAGTCGTAATCGAGCCTCTGCGGACTCACTACTTTGTTGAAAGATGGTCGCTACCTGCGGGCAGCAGTATCTCGATAGGTGCATTAGCGGCCCTTCTTCTAAGCGCAACAAGACAAAGGGGGCTTAACGGAGCGCTGGCTGGCTCAGGTGCGCTGCTATTGTCTGGGGTGCTCTATTTCCATGGGCTGCTGATTGGCGAGCTGCCGTGGGGCGCAAGTGGCCAGCTCCGAGCGCTGGGGGTCGCGCTTTTGTTGTTATGGATATTTGCGAACCAGGGTAGCGGTCTGGTCCGGGTTCTAGAGTTCCGGCCACTTGCTTACATTGGGGCGATTTCGTACGGCCTATACATGTGGCAGGGGTTTTTCCTGTCTACAGGTCCAGGACGAAGCGCAAGTCAGACGTGGCCGCCTGATTCAGCGACGGGCTTAGTACTCCTGCTGCTGGTTGCGCCGCTTTCGTACCACGCATTCGAGAAACCATTTCTCCGTCTCAAGGGAAGGTTTTCACACAGGGCTGAAAAGAAGGCCTTCATCAGCCAAATGGATTCGATCCAGCAACAGCGAACGCTGTAGCCCCCCTCGCTACACAGCCCGCCGCGTGCGCCCCTTGCGCGCGCGCGTCACCCTCAAGGCTCACTGATCCGGCACACGCCCCGCAGGAGCCTCCCGCATGTCGACCGATTACCATCACGGCGTCCGCGTCCTCGAAATCAACGAGGGCACCCGCCCCATTCGCACCGTTTCCACCGCCGTGGTGGGCATGGTCTGCACCGCGTCGGATGCTGATGCGGTCAAGTTTCCGCTCAACAAGCCCGTGCTGCTCACCGACGTGCTCACCGCTTCCGGTTCCGCCGGCGAGCTGGGCACTCTGGCGCGTAGCCTGGACGCCATTGCCGATCAGGCTTCGCCGGTCACCGTCGTGGTGCGTGTGGCTGATGGCGAAGGTGTCGACGATGCCGCGAAGGAAGCTGACCAGGTCAGCAAGATCATCGGCGGCGTGAGCGCCACCGGCGAATACCAGGGCATGAAGGCGCTGCTGGCGGCTGAGGCCCAGCTCGGCGTCAAACCGCGCATTCTCGGCGTGCCGGGGCTGGATTCGCTGCCGGTCACCACTGAGCTGGTGGCGATCGCCGAGAAGCTGCGCGGCTTCGCCTACGCCAACGCTTACGGCTGCGAGACCGTCAGTGATGCCATTGCATACCGCGCCGGCTTCGGTGCGCGTGAGCTGATGCTCATCTGGCCGGACTTTGTCTCCTGGGACACCGTGGCGAACGCCAACGCGCCGGCCAGTGCCATCGCACGCGCCCTGGGCCTGCGCGCCAAGCTGGACGAGCAGGTCGGCTGGCACAAGACGCTGTCCAACGTGC